GTTTGTAGCGCCGCCGCCTGTGCTTCCTGCACCTGCTGCAATTCTAGTACCAATAGAACGACCAATACCGTCAATTGCGCCACCTTTGTACTGGATAGCGTTATCGAAGCGAATTGTTAATGCCACTGTTGCTGGCTCGTTTGTTGCATAGTTCATTTCGCCGTAGTCAGCATTTTGAATGAAACAACCATACACTTCAAATGTTTCTAAAATGCTTGGAGTTTGTGCGCCATTGCCACCGTCTAGGATTTCGATCTTAGTTGTAAACTTATAATCAATACCTGAACGTGCAGCAGCTTGTTCCATAAAGTCGAACTGCTTCTGAACTTGCTCGCCAACTAACCGTTGTACGTTGCCGGAAGCATCGTCACGTAGGTTAAGCGTCATAGTTTCCCATGTGTACTTGCCAGCTAGGTAAACCTTACTGTTGTAAACAGGGATTTCGATTTCTTCAAACGATACTTTTGGTCTTGTAACATCGCTAACTTGTTTAGTTAGTTCTGTAGAGATTGAACCGTTTGCACCAAAACCTTGTAGTACCACTCTGAAGCGGTACTTTAGTTTTGGCATTAACAGACCTTGTGTTGAGCTAGATTGATTACTAGCTAGCGGTACTGTGTACTTGTTTAATGAAGTAATAGCCATTTATTAAATCTCCCCTGTATTCTTTAGTCTTAATGGGATGTAGATAAACTCAATGGCTTTCACTGGTTCAATCGCAATATCCACATAAAGCTCGTTTCTATCAATTCTGCTTGCTGTGTTGTTACTTTCGTCACAAACAACTGCAAAGTCATAGATAGCTCGTAAGCCTACTAATTCTAATAGCAAACTGTCACATGCTTGTTTGATTTCGTCACGAGTGATTTTATCGTTTGGTTCAAACACATATGGGCGAGCTAACTTAGATAATTGACTACGTAAGTAAACTACTAAACGTGCAACGTTAATGCGATCTAAAGCACTGGCATTCTTAGCACGAGTTTTTTGACCATAGTTAACATGGCCTACACCGTTAAAGAATGCAATTGGGTTTACCTTGATATCATATAATGTATCGCGTTGGCCTTCGTTCAATGCCACTGTCTGGAATTCACCAGTAGAAGCATCTAGATAACCAACTGCGGTAGCGTTAGTAATACCACCACGTCTTGTACCTGCTGGTGCAAACCATGGATAGCTAACTTGGTCGCTTAATGCAATTGTACGCAACATCATGTGTGATGCTGGAACTACTGCGTTTGTACCACTTAGGTCAGTTGTAAATCCATTTGGATAAAACACTGCACAATACTCGTCGTATGTAACAATACCTTTGTCACCGTTGTCTAGTGCGCCATTGGCATTTGTTCCCCAGTTAGTTAATGCAGTTGCATTAGCTGGTAAACGGAATGGAGTGTCACCAACAACAAACGATGTAACACCGCGATTCAAGTTTAAGTTATTCAAGTTGCTTAACAACTCTGGATAACCTGGGCAAGCAATCAAGTTAAAGTTACGGCGTTCTTCGTCACGAATCTCTGTGCTTGTATCAACCACTGATTTCAATGCTTGAATAACTACTTGACGTTGTGCAATGCGACCAAATGTACCGGAACCATCTTCTTGGTTACCGCTAGCAGTTACCCAACGATCAGTTGCGTATGCTGCCATTGATTGACCTAGATATCTAGTGTTATCTGTATTAACATTGATGTAGTTGTTTCTATATTTCTTAACGTTACCGCTGCTGCGTCTTGTGTTAAACAATAAAATGCCACGTGGGTAAAGTGCTGGATCAGGACTATCTGGGTCAACAAAGTCACTGGTTAACAAATCAACAATACTTGCTGCTGTGTTACCTGTTGCGCCAGTTGAACCATAACGTGCATCACCAAAGACTACCCCTTCGTCGCCTTGGTCGTCGGCTTTGTCAATCAGTGTCCACTCTTTTGCACTGTTGTTATATCTATACATCACCGGATAATTTTCTGGATCTGCTGTGCTAATCCATAAGTCATTATCTACTAGTGCTGTTCCATCGCTTTGTGTTGTTGGCTTAGATGCTGCAACAATAGGACCTGCTGGATCAGTAGTAGGGAATACAGATTTGTATCCTTTCCATACTGTACCATTATGAACCATAATATCAACATCGCTAAAGCTTGGATTAAACCATAACTGGCCATCTGCTGCTTCGTTTAATGGAGCACTTGCTTTTACTTTAAAGTCGGTATCCGCAGTTGCCATCGGAACCCAGTTAGATGCTAGGAATGTTCCGCCATCACCTGCAGGCATTTCATATAAATTAGCAGTACCAGTTAGTGTTGACAAATTAAATGCGCTAAACACCTTGCTTAATGGTACGTTGGTACCGTCAGTGAATCTAATGTCACCGCCTGTTTTATGAACAATAACAATTTCATTGTTAGATGTAACACTGGCTTCAACTTGAGTTAATGCTAGTGCGTTAATTGCTGTTGCTAGTCTATCAGCATCGGCTGCTGTACCTGCTGCTGTAAATTGCACTGTTTTAGCTGAATCTAATGCTAATGTGCCTAACTTCATTTCACGTATTGTGAATGTGTTTAGACCAGCAGTAAATGTACTTGCGGCTACTACAGTAGAAGCAATACTTGTTTGGCCAACTTGTTTTCTTTTCCACACTCTAAATGTTGCGGTTTGCGGGGTTGAATCGTAACCAAAATCTTCTTCAAAGTTGTATTGAACAAATGCAGCATTTTTAGGAATTTTAGCACCGCCACCTGTTCTATCTAGATAATAGATAGCTGCGTGTGGTGTTGCATATAGTGATGCATCAACGGCTGTCCATAATGCTGTAGCTGTTGACCATGCCTTCAATCTCCAACGAGAACCAATATTTGCTTCAGTTGTCTTGATCCATACACTGCCGCTTGGACGAGGTGCTGCATCAGTAGACTTAAACTCTGGAACAGAAGTATGTGGGCTCATTTGTAGTTGAGGACCATAATATGTGCCTGCGGTAAATCCCACGGCTGTCAAAATTGTTCCTGGATTACCACCACCACTAGCAATAACAATCGCATTTGACAGTGAAGAATCACCAACTAAATCGTTAGTGCCGTCTGTATACAACTGCACTCTGTCAAAGAATCTTGCTGCTTTAACACCGTTGATATTTAATGCATTGATAGCAGTAACTAAACTTGCTGCTGTTGTACCGTTAGCAGTAACAGTAACACCATTGATTAAGAAAGTTTGACCAACTGTAATTGTAGGACTTGTTACTGTACCTTTAACTGCTGCATGGCTTGCAGTCCAATCGTTTGAGCCTAGAAGCACCCACGCATCACCACCTAGTAGTGTTACATCGCGCTTATAGAACATTCTTACAGGCTCGGTTGTTTCTGAGTATGTTGCATTAGCTTCAGCAACCACTGCATAGTCTCCTGGAACACCAACACTGGCCTTAGGTGCGCGGCCGTATGTTGCGCTGTTTTCTACTTTAGTAGCATCGTCGGATGTTAATACAATAGGAGTCTTTGTTGCGAACTTTTGACCACCTGTTGTAGAACTGGCATTGCCGTTCCATTCGAAAATACCCCAAGCAGTGTTCTTGGTGTCTAACCACCAATCGCCATCATCTGGATTCGCTCCCGGGGCTGTTGTTGTACCTGCTAGTTCGTCTAGATTAATATCTGCACGAACAATAAATGCTGCATTAGAAACACCTAGCAAACTGTATGCTGATAGCAGACCGTATTCGTTTCTTTCTGAGCCGTGAACTGGTGTACCGCTTACTGTCTTTTCAAATAACGGTACGCCGTAGTTGTCAACTAAATCTCGTTGACTTGTAATTTTAAATGCTTTTCCTGCATTAGCCTTTGTCGTTGCAGCCGCTGTTCCTGTGCCTGCACCGTTTTTCTTATTCTGGCCTGTAGCCACTACGATCAGTGGTACTGTCCCTGGCTCTGCTGGCGTATAGAAGCTCTCGTCGATAACGGTTACTTCTGCGCCTGGTGAATTTAATGTTGCCATCTTG